GGGGGCACGGTGCCGAGGGCGCAGTTGGATGTGAGGGGGTCGGCGTTGTTTCAAGGAGTTGGTATTGGTAATAACAATAATTCCACTCATGCCACAACACGTGGTCTATCAATCATGCTCGAAGACGCTGATATCGATAATGATGATGCGGCACCCATTTTTAATTATCCCGTGCAGATTCACAATACGTATCCACAAACAGCTATTATAGCAGCTGGACATGAAACTGGATTGTGTTTCAGTTTATACGACACACAATTTCCAGGTGATGCTGGTACATACACACCAGGTGCTGCGATCACACACGAAAGAACTGACGGGTGGTCTAAAGGTAAATTACATTTCAAGACAAAACAAACAAACACAAACAACTCCAATTGTGTCACGGCTATGACTATTAGCGATGATGGCAACGTCGGGATTGGGACGAATAGTCCCGGAGAAAGTTTGCATGTGGTATCGCTTCGGAATACCAGGATACACATAGAAGATGGTGGTACCGATAATGGTACGTATTTTCCAGGGCTCATTGTTCATGGTGGCTCATCCTCAAATGACCAAGCTGTTATATTCGGCGTCACTCATGACGCTAATACATCGGCCAATAATATTAATAGAATTGGTTGGCATGGTGGTTATAACGACAGGTTGTATTTTAATTACCTTGCTGGACGCGATGATTACGGAGGTGGTGATACTGTTATAGCATACATAAGCACGACCGGTGCCTATACTGATGCTGTTAATTTCACAGGTCAACACAGAACCTTTATTAAGGACACTCCCTTCATGCGAGCCAAAGAGCTCGAAGGGCTCATCGTGTCCGCAGACAATAACAAGTACATCAAAATGTCCGGGGGTATCGAAGCGGGTTCAAATGCCATCACGATGAATGAGTCGCTCCCAGTGGTGTCCTTGTCGACAAAGGTTAACGACAAAAAATGTTTTGGTGTAATTTCTGCATCTGAGGATCCAGAAACTCGGAAAGATGGATTTGGAAACTTTGTTTCCATTGCTGAAAAAGAACTCGGCGACACCCGTGTCTATATCAACTCCGTCGGTGAAGGTGCCATGTGGGTCACGAATATTAACGGCCCTCTCGAGTCGGGTGATTACATCACGACGTCCAATGTCGCGGGCTATGGTCAGAGACAGGACGACGACATTCTTCACAACTACACCGTGGCCAAAATCACGATGGATTGCGACTTTGAGCCACCGGACATCCCCGCGCAACGCATCCTCAAGGAACTCGCCAACGTCACGTACTGGTACCAATTGGAAGACGCCACCTCCGACGCGTACGACCGCACCGAAGAGGAGACCTACTACACGTTGGACCGCCGTGTGGAAGTCCACGGTCACGTGGACGAGCAATCCAACGTGTTCATCACACCAGAACACGACCTTGAGTTGTACATGAAAACTCAAGAAAACATCGTCTCCGAGGAGGTGTACAACGCCCTTCCAGAGGATGAACAGGTGCTCTACGACAGCAACACGTTCACGTACACACAAGTGATTGAAATGAGTCCAGAGGTGTGGGTGGACCTCGGCGATGAAGAACAAAACACGTACGTCCATGGCTATTTCAACATCGTGACCGACGAGGTCCCTTCGGAGACCCCCGGCGCGGTGGAACGCACGCGCACCCTCTACAAAAAGATTATCAACGAAACAAAGGTGGAACCAGTGACACCTGAGGGCTATTTCTCAGAGGTGCGTGAAGAATGGGTGAACGTTCTCGATGTGCACGGCCAGCTCCAATGGGAGGATGTGCCTTGGGGAGAGACGGAGCCCGCGTATAAAATCCGCTACCTCGACGCCGATGGTCAAATCACCACCAGGCACAACGAGGTTTACAGAGCCGCCTTCGTCGGTGTGACATATCATTGTGGTTAGTTAAAAATTTAATTCTCTTGTAATAATATAAAAGATGTCTGGTGGAATCGCCCAACTCGTCGCCATTGGTCAGCAAGATGCCCATCTCGTTGGCAAACCCGAAATCAGCTACTTTCGCAGCACGTACAAACGTCACACCAATTTTTCCCAATCCGTGGAACGTCAAGTCATCCAGGGCAATGTGTCCAACGGTGGCATGTCCACTGTCCGTGTGGAGCGCAAAGGTGATCTCCTCAGCTACATGTACCTCCAACCCATCAACAGCACGGGCACTGAAGCCGACAGCGCTATCGTCGACTGGACGACGGTGATTGACAAGGTGGAGCTTCTGATTGGTGGTCAAGTCATCGACACCCAGGACTCCCTTTTCACGTCGCACATCGCCCCGAAGGTGTTGGCCCAAAGCCTTTCCAAGTCTCGTCTCGGTGGTATCTACAAGGATGACAACAGCCACGCCGCGGGTTTCTACCCGCTCCGATTCTTCTTCTGCGAGAGTTGGCAAAACGTGCTTCCGTTGGTGTCCCTCTCCTACCACGACGTCGAGTTGCGCATCACGTGGGGTGCGTCCGCGGACTCGTACAAGTGGGATTGCTTCGCCAACTTTGCGTACATCGACACCCAGGAGCGTGAACATTTCGCGTCCCAGCCGCAACAAATCATCATCCACCAAGTGCAAAAGGCGTTGGCTTCCGGTGCGAAGATTCAAGAGTTGAACTTCAACCACCCGGTGAAGTGCTTGGTCGCCACCAAGCGTGGGGCGGACCTGAACATCATGCACGCCACCAACAAGCTGAAGCTTCAAATCAATGGTACGGATGTTGCCGACTACAAGTTTGCGCACCCGAACTTTGGTGCGGTCACAACCTACTACCACACCTCGTTCTCTGATAACGACAACCTCAAGCGTCTCTTCTTGTACCCGTTCTGCTTGGACGTGTGCAAGACCCAGCCGACGGGGTCGCTCAACTTCAGCCGTCTCGACTCAGCGCGCATCGTCAACGACACGAAGAATTCTGATGATACCATCTATGCCATCAACTACAACATTTTGAAGGTTGAGAACGGTATGGGTGGCTTACTTTATTCTAACTAAATAGTATGTGGAATATTATTATACTCCTTGCCATTGTTTTCGTGCTCTCCTATGACCCCAAAAGTCGCACCTTAGAAAAAATAGTCGAATCCCCAGCCCGGCCCACTGATAGGGAGAGTCAGCAGGTGTATTTTCAAAAATTACAATTTGGTGAACTTAAAAATTAAACGCTTTTATTAGTTAATGATTCCCGTTGATAGACAAACGCTTACCCTCATCGCCGTCATCGTCTGTATGGTCGGCCTGATTCTGATGTTCAAAGAACTCAGGACGGCTAAAGAAGATGTTGAAGGTTTGAAAGGTTTTTCTATGAATGTCATGAAACGCATGCAAGCACCGCCGCAACCGGTCAAAGTGAAGATGGCTGCCCCTACGCCGGCACCAGAACCACCCGCGAAGGAAGAAGGAGAAATTATTGAAGAAAAGTCCGAGGATTAATACATCCGCTAATAGTAGGATTGCAAATGTGCAACAATGAAAAAGTACAAGGCCATAGCCATACCAGTATCATTCGTGGACGAGAAACCTAAATTTCTCACGGTGAGAGATAGGAGATTTAAAGATTGGATTTTTGTCACAGGCGGGTGTCGTCGCAAAGAAATCTTTAACCCCCTCCGATGTGCTCTCAGGGAACTTGAAGAGGAGACGCGAGGTGTAGTGTCTTTAAAATCAGGTGAATACACCGACTATGTATTTTCAGTTAAAGAAAGTCCACAAGTTGAACTCGTGTATCACGTGTTCATATTCTTTGTGAACTGGACAAAATCAGAACAACAACAGTACATTAAAAAATTTTATGATGAAAAACAAAAAACAAATTTAAAAAAAATTAATAAACAACCTTATAAAAAAACTTTTGATGAAAATGATTACATGAGTTTCGATACTTTGGCGGAATTTAACACAAAGAAAAATTGGGAACTCATCTCTACAAATATCATTAAAAACCCTGAATTCTACAGCTGCATGACTTCACTCCACAGAAAAAAATTTTACATAAAGTAGATGAAATCAAAGTCCTATATTTTAATGCAAATCAAAGAACTCTACGTACAAAAATTTGGGTATTACCCATACCAGGCTGATGGTGAAGTAGATAAAATTAAAGACCATACAGTGTATGAACTTTTAACTATTAAAAAAGAACTCACGGAAAAAGAGTGTGAGAATGATATATCGTGTCTCCATTGGTTTAGAGATGACACGCGTTTTGATTGTAACTAGAGAACACCATGTTTAGAAAATGGTGTACCAGTGAAGGATTTATGAATTCACGAAATCTGTCGCATGTATTGATGGACGGGGGATGTCTATCTGTTCCAAGCGACAAATTGTCGTCATTCAACGAGCAATATGTTCGCGCGTGTCTCCGTAATGAAAAGGTCTTTGTCGTGGAACAGAAAACACCGACGTATAACTTTTTTTGCGATATAGATTACAAAGATTCTGAATCCCTTTCGGTCGAGGATATTCAGGATATTTGTAAAATTATCTGTGATAAAGTGCGTCGCTATGGGGGGCAACGTTGTTTAGTATCTGTGGCTGAACCCAAAAAGGTGGGAGACTGCACGTACAAAACAGGCGTCCATCTCAACTGGCCAGGGTTTGTGGTCAACCAAGAATCTGCGTTAGCTTTACGAGAACACATTCTCGTCGTGTTGTACACCGCAAAATCGGGTGTGGATTGGAATGAAGTCATAGATTGCGCAGTTTTTGGGGACATGGAACGAGGGTCCAAAGGCAGTGGGTTCAGGTTGCCGTGGTCCCATAAAAAAGCAAAGTGTCCCGAGTGTGGTGGGAAAGGGTGTACCACGTGTGATAACTCTGGGAAAGTCACGCAAGGTGTCTATCTTCCAGTGTTCATCTATGATGAAAATAAAAAGATGACCGCCATCGACCCAACACCAACGAGGGAACTTTTAGACATGGCGACAGTGCGCACAGATACGCTCACAGTGGTGAAAGTGGAACCACCGGCGAAATCCATCAAAGAGGGGTGTTTTACAAAAATTCAAACTAAAAATGAAGTTGATGATATCGAATTACAAGCCCATCTCGAAATGTTTATTCAAAAAAATATGGAAGGTCAGGGAGGTGCCAAGGTGACTAAGATTTTCAAACACAAAAATACGTTTCTCGTGTCGACGACATCACGCTACTGTGAAAACTTAGGGAGGGAGCATGGGTCCAACCATGTATGGTTTTACATTGGAGGAAATATTATTTCACAAAAATGTTTTTGTCGTTGTGAAACAATACGTGAAAGGAGACATGGATTTTGTCGTGACTTTATCGGGAAGAGGTACATCCTCACGCCACACATCATGAAACTACTGTGTCCCGACGGCGTCGTCCTCTGTCGTCCAGTGACGCCTAAACCACTCGCGTCAGAAGAGGTCGTGGCCACTGGTGAATTTGAAACTTTTATACAAAGATATTTCCCCGGACACAGTGAAACAAAAGTGATTAAAATTCAAAAAAATAAAATTTTTACAAATTCCAACTATTGTGAAGATGTTGGAAAATCCCACGGACAAATGTGTTTCACCGTGGATAAAAAGGGACTGATGACTTTGGGGTGTCCATGTAAAAACAAAAAATCATTCAAGGTGCTTCCATCAATGTTTAAAAAAATCACAAATTAATGTATATGGCGCTTGTTTTATTCGGTGTCGTCGGGTACATGGCATACATATTAATGGGTGCCCCCGCGGAC